CGTAATTTAGTACATACCGTTATCTTAACGGAAACGGGGATAATCGTCCGGAAGAAGGGTGGAAATCCATCAGGATCTGTGAATACGATTGCAGACAATACACTGATTTTGTATTTCCTCCTTTCTTATGCGTGGATAAGATGCACAAAGAACTCAGAATTATCAGGATACGTGAATTTCGAGAAACACACCGCCAAAGCATTGGTGGGTGATGATAATACATGGACAGTATCCGATGAAGCGCACGAGTTGTTTAATGCAAAAACTGTTATCGAAGAGTGGTCCCATATCGGGGTAACCACTACAGGCTTAACCACGCCTTCACCACCGGAAGATCTAGATTTTCTTTCTGCGGAAACCATATTCTATCAGGATATGGCGGTTCCGCTTTATGAGTATGATAAGCTCATGTGTTCATTGCTGAATGCTCCAATTGCGGAGCACTCCCCTGCTGTCACTTTAGTTAGAACAGCTGGATTGCTTTCAATTGGTTTTATGAGCATCCCCTTTCGAAAATTTTGCAAAGGCCTGATCATATATTTGTTGAGTGAGTATGACGAGCTTCTCTATTCCGATGAGGAATGGATTGAGGCTAAAGCTCAATTGAAGAGTGATCCTCACCTTTACCAGTTGTTCACTGGAAGAACTCCATACATGATAAGCCCGCAAGGGTATGTGGAAAGCTCAGAAAGATCAGAAAGCCACATAAAAAGAAACATATCTTTTTATTGTATGAATGCCAGGAACAAGCAATTTTCGAAGACGCAATCGCCCCCGCCGCAGAAATCGCAACCGCGGCCGCGGGCAACGAACACCACAGCAAATAGATCGCAGGATGGAAGAACAGCTCTTAAACTCTGTACGCAGATACGACAGGACATCAAGCGATCGCGACAAGACGAAAGTCGAGGACAATTTGCTAGAAATGGTGCAGCACGTGGAAAGAATAATACGCGAACGACCTTCCCAAGCTCGACCAACGGAAAGTGGTTTCATCCGCTTCCTCAAGAGCGCTGGGTCGG